TATTCTTTATAGTCTGCTCTTTCCATTCTGCATCTCGGCCAGGTACCTGTGACCAGTGCACCTCAGTTGTAGTATATTCATTCTTACCTTTCTCTGCATCATGCCATAGTTTATAAAACATATTCATACCCTTAGGGGTAGAGATGATTATAACCTTAGTAGACTTACCTGAGGATATAGTTGGATAGACAGAGCTAAAAAACTCATCAGCAATATGAGTCGGAATAAAGGCGAATTCATCGAGAAATATAATATTAAACGACATACCCCTGACAGCAGAAGCGGAAGTAGAAGCAGCCATGATTTTACTGCCGTTTTCAAGTTCCAGAGAGCCTCTGTTCCAGTTGACGACTCCTTGTTGCATCCAGTTTGGGAGGTTTTCATATGACAGTTGTAATCTTTGTAGCATTTCTCTTGCAGTCGCTGCTTTGTTAGCAAGGATTGCAACGTTGACATTATCATTAAACAGCGTATACCATAACAGATAGGCAGTAACAACTGTTGACTTACCTGACTGTCTTGGTAGTTTAGCAATATTAAATCTATGGGCATGAAATCTTTCGACCATATCTTCTTGGAAGTCATATAGGTCAAAAGGGACTAAACCTTTATCTAGTGAGATAATCTTGATGTAGTGTGTTATGAAGTAAACAGGGTCTTGACTACACTTAATGAATTCTTCGACTTGCTCGTCAGTAAAATTCTGTGCTATATTAGCACGCTTAAGGTTGGGATTACCTAGATATATTTCGTTTTGTGCCATCTAGGGTTTATCAAATAGTATGTTGTTTATATATTTATCCGCCCACTCTTCGCTAAACCATTGACTAAGCACTGCTTTTGTCTTCTTATTCTTTCTCTGTGATGTAGAATACCAACACTGGTCATCTAATCTTAACATAATACTAACCCAATCATCAGACCATTTTGCTGTTTGCACTTCTGTGCTGTATATCCTGAGATACTCGAGAACTACCTGATAGAATTTGTCTTGCTCCTCTTGAGTTTTTAGTCTTGCAAACTTACAGTATGGTGAGAATATCTCACCCCATTCGGGTAGTTGACGATTATCTTTAAATTGAATTTCTTTACTGATGGGTGATAACTTGTCACTCCAATCCACACCTTCCACAGGTGATATATCTACTATGGCAGCAGTAACCCCTGCAGGAGTTTGTATTATATCTGCACCAAATATAGGTAGATAGTATGCAGGGTCTGGCCAAAAGACACAGTGGACGATTTGTATTTTATCTGTTTCTGCTGTCTCTAAATGAATTCTTCTTAGTCCTTTAGACTTCCACATTTCATTCTTAATAACAACCTTCTCATGTGTTATTAAATCATGCAGAGTAGTTATTTGCTCTAACTCTGGAAAGTCTGCGATACTACATCTAATTAGATTAGCAAGGTCATCACGTACGCTTGGAAAGAGCATAACCAATTCCAATGAATAATATAGCAAACACTAATAACACTAGAGGAGAGGTTACAATAGGGTCCCAGTTTCCATGCTGTATTAGTGGTTGTTTCTCCCACGTACCTGGTAATGAATATACCGAAGGGTTAGATGCAAATATCATCTGCCTAAAAAATAATGATTAATGATTTCAATTTTCTCATGTGCTTGAGCAATAGCAGCAATCTCGCTATCTATCGCTGCCATAACATCTGAGTGCTCACCTATACCTACAGGTTGGTTGAGATAAATTTCTACGTTTTGTGAATGCTTTGCAATCAAACCATTGTAGTATACGATTTGATTATTCAGAATGTTGTCACGCAAGTTGACCATAAATTAACCTTCTAATAGTGTACCTTGAGACCTACGAATTTCACGTAGCTCTTCAAAATTTTTATTCTTTGTGCCCCCATCATACTCCCACGCATACCCTTCGGCAATCATTTGTTCGTTGAGCGATACATTATCATCACCAACATATAACCAACCAAGCAGACGCCCATACTTACCCATCCCGCCTTGGAGTTCAGTTCGTATAGTAAGTTCATGCTCTCCATTGATTGTATCCTCAAGTGTAGCTTTCATCCAGTTAGTAGCATCTATACCTAATGCTTTTTCTTCTAAGTCTCTTGTCCTTTTCTCAGGTGTATCGATACCCGCTATTCTCACACGCTCGTGTTTGTAGATATCAAATCCTAAGTCAATAACAACATCGATGGTATCACCATCAACTACTTTAACAATTTCTGTGACGCGAAAGTTATAACAACTTTTACGACTTGGGGGTGTCATTGCTCCCATCGTTCATCTCCGAGTATGCATACTTCATTATATAGCCGATGACAATAGACACCGAAATAACTAATATGAGTATCATTACATTCACGGAATGGACGACAGTCATTTCTTAGATTCTTCGTATTGGTATATTAGAAATAGTCCTAGTGAAACCCAGAAAACTATCTCAAGACCATAACCAGACATTATGTAATAAGTGGTAGTATTTGCTCCTTTACCTTATCTGCAATCTCGCCAACGATATTGATATCTATACCCAAAAATGGTGGAATAAATCCAATCATTCTAAAGAAACCTTCTGCAAACAATGCTAGAAAAACAAAACCTAATACCATACTAATCAAGCCAGCATTTCTATTATGCTGACGGATAGCATCGTCTATCATTTCTTGTACTTGTGCTTCAGTTACAGTAATTGTTTTTTCTTTTTTGGATGGTTTATTATCCTTTAAAACAGTTGTTACTGGAAACTTTTCTCTGTATGCTGTTGATAACATGGACTTTCTCTATTAGGGGTATTTAGATAATAAGGTAAGTCAACACCATTATAGATGATGAAGAATTATTTGTCAATGAATATATTAATCTAGTCTAACTACATATTCGCTTGCATGTGGATGTCCAATTAACTCAGGTAAATCCAGTTGTGCTTGTCGAATTGCATTGTATGCATCGTCGGCATACTCGCAAATTTCTTTTGTATGGTTGGAATTGTCATGATAACCAATCAGGTAATGTGCCATGAGGTCTCCGTCTAATACTGTTTATATTTAGTAAGAAGCCAAACCTTTTGGTCTCGCTAATGTGTGGACTCGCTAATAAGATGCTTCTTCAATACAGACTTCATCATAACAAACTGAGTATGTTATGTCGTCTTTCCAATATGAAGTATAAAGTTTATCCCATATTAAAGTAAACTCTTCTAGTGTCAAATTTTTAAAGAGGACTTCTTGTCTAAAGTAGATGTGATAACTTGAGGTCATTCTCCTAGTGTGTGGACTACAGGTTTTTCATGCATTAGAATCTTATATAGTTTTGGATTCTCAGCAGCAGAGACAGGGATAAAATCTGTCTTTGCGTCAAACATTTCATATCTCTTTGCTTGATTTATAACTATCGACCCATCTGCTCCTGATACTGAGCGATGATAAGTCCCACGTGGTATAAAGAGTGCACCACTATGCACATTCAAATGGACTATATGATATGGATAATGCCAATCTTCATTTACTAATTCAAACTGTCTCTCACCAGAAACAACTCTATTATAATCATCTTGAAAACCATGAATATAAAATTGCTTTGCACCTACTGGGTCATTAGGTGGTGATATAGCAGGACCTGTATGACATACTAGGTCTGCAGCATTAGATTCATCTACAGAGATATCATAAAAAATAACATCATCGGTCTCTCGAAACACGCGATGTTTTTTAAATTGCACGTCACTCATTTTGTCTCTTCAATCGCTTCTTTAACAATCTGTTTGAGTTCTCTTTTTTGTCTCTTACTAAAAGAGTCTGTCCCAAACTTATTGTCTATCCATTTCTTACCATACCAGAATGCGAATAAACAAATCATTAAGGCGATACCATCACCCCATGATAAATTCCATGCCCATTGAAAAAATTGCCACATCAATCTCGTTGCCTCCAATCATCTGATCGTTCTTGATGAAACCAGTCTACCACATCTTCTGGTTTTTGGAAACCCCTTTTATGTTTCCTTGGATCGGAGTCTCCTATATCCAAGTACTTAAGAAAAGTTGAGTCAGTATCCGTTGCTAATCTTCTTGCTTGACTTAGCATACCTCTTGCTGAGGTGTTTGCTTTTGATAATTTTTGTGCCCATATCATGTCTTCCATACTGACCTCTGTTCCTGCTGCAATTGCTTTGCAGATTCCTTCTAACCGAAGGCGATATGTGGTAGATAACATATGTTAATGTGTAGTATTACACCTACTTATAACATGAATATTATGTCATTGCAACAGGTTAGTATCTCCTAACACTTATTGCCAATACTCATCCAGAACATCAAAAGTTCTATTGAGATAATCATTTGCTCCTCTGCAATATCCTTCATTCTTTTCTCCTATCTCACACTTGTAATGTATTTCTCTTTTGAGTTGCATAAGTCTATTAGTCATTGCAACTTTATCTAATCTACCGTTCATTCTTCTTCCTTGATACAATACTCTGCAGCATGTGGGTTATTAAAACCATCAAGGTCTTCCCTTGCTTGCTTTATAGCGTTGTATGCATCGTCTGCATACTCACAGATTTCATAATGATAATTGTGGTTGTCATGGTAACCAACCGTGTAATGGGACATGATCTTTCAACTCCATACACTATTATTTAACAAAGAATTTATACCTAGTCACTCCCATAGATCAGTATCTCCTAACACACGACGTTGTTCCCATGTCATACCACTTGTAGATCCTCGACATGGATTGATGCAATCTGGATGATCTATTTCGTTGCATAGTAATCCTGCTAGATCATGAGGACATCCTACCTGACCGTTCCTATAGAACAGTTGTCCGTCTATCCACGTTGCACCACACTCATTACATACCTTTAACATAAAATCTATAAGAGAAAAAATTACCAGAATTTTTTTTTCGACTTTTTTGGAACTAGATTTTACAATCTAAAACCTGATCTGAATATAATCTTACCTTATCCATGACCTTAGTAATTTTTTCCCAAGCTTCCTCATCATACTCACAGAGTCCTCGGTAGTCATCGAGTCCATCCATAATAATTTCTATATCGTTGCAGTTAAATCTCATTTTCTTATTATGATAGCGTCTCCATCATCATCTTCATCTTCCTCTGGAGGTTGACGAAATACTAGGAGTTGATCTCCAG